CGAGGAATTTTAAGCTTTTAAATTATGAAAATAGAACTAGAAATATTGGCCCTTTTAAGCCCTTCAGGATTCGAAAAAAGATTCCATAAATATTGCAAAAATTGCAAAAATTATTATGAAGCTTATGAATTAACTGAAAAAGAATATTCTGATCACTTTGGAAAAAGAAGATATTCCTCTTACGATAGTTTCAGAGTAACAAAGAATCGCAAGAATCGAAACAATGCTCCAATGTAGAAACTAGGAAAAGTTGTATTATTGTTTGCAATAATCAGCAAGCTAAATAATATTTATGGGAATTTTAGACAGGATAAAAAAAGCATTCGCATCATCAGAAAAAAGAGGGGGATTTGTGGATGCAATGAGTAATCAAGGATCTTCAGGAATATTAGTAAGCGATGAATCTGCTTTAACTTATACAGCAGTTTGGGCTGCAATAAGAATTTTATCAGAATCTGTTGCTCAACTTCCTTTATCAATTTATGAATCTGATAAATTAGGAAATAAAACTCAAGCTAAAAATCATCAGATTTTTGATCTGATCCATCGTAAGCCAAATGAAAATATGACTACTTATATTTTTATTCAAAAATGTATGCTAGATTTATTAACAAGGGGGAATTCTTATGTTTATATTAAAAGAAATGGAGCAGCAAGGCCTGTTGAATTACTTCCTTTAGATGCAATAGATGTAAAATTAGTTGAATCTGAAGGCCTTATTTATTACGAATTGAATCAAGGAGGAATAGTTGATGCTTCTGATATTCTTCATTTTAAAGTAATGAGCAGAGATGGATTGATAGGAACATCTCCAATTGATGTAGGGGCTAATGCAATTGGATTAGGAATGGCTCTTGAAAAATATGCAACAACATTTTTTTCTAATGGAGCAAAAGTTTCAGGAGTTTTATCTACTGATCGCCATTTATCAGATGAAGCAATTACAAGATTAAGAATTTCATTTAAGGAAAATTATTCTAATATTCAAGATTCTAATAAAACAATGGTACTTGAAGAAGGATTAAAATTTAATCAGATCAGCCTTTCAAATGAAGCATCACAATTTTTAAATAGTAGAGAATTTTCAATTACTGAAATTGCTCGTTTATTTAATTTACCTCCACACTTATTAAGGGATTTGAGCAAATCTAGTTTTAATAATATTTCAGAGCAATCAAGAGAATTTGTTCAATATTCTTTGATGCCCTATCTAATTATGATGGAATCAGAAATGAATTGCAAACTTTTTAGAGCAAATGAAGTTAATAATGTAAGTACAAAATTTGTTGTAAATGCATTATTAAGAGGAACTCCAAAAGATCGATCTGAATATTATCGAACAATGCTTAATATTGGAGCTATGAGCATAGATGAAATAAGAGGATTGGAAGAACTTCCAACAATAGAAGGAGGATCAAATCACTTTATGCAATTAAATATGGCTACTTTAAATGATATAATTAAAGGAGGAACATTAAAAAACAATACAGAAGAAATAACAGAATAATTATGAGTATAAAAAAAAGAAACATAATATCATTTACAGAAGATGAAGAAACAATTACTATCGTTTTTGATAAAATTACTGATGCAACTGATCAAGCCGAAACTGAAGAAGATATTGAAGAAGAAATTGAAGTGGATGATTCCGAACAGATGGAAGATCTCAAGGAGGAAGATTCTTTAAGAGCTCCTGAAGATATTGAAGAAACTCCTGAAGATGAAATAGAAGATGAAATAGATGCTGAAGAAGAAGAAGATATTGAAGAAGATGCTGAAGATTCTTATTCTCAAAGATCAGATGATCCTGTTAATGTATGGGATAAGAAACATAATTCAGAAAAAAGATTTTTTAATATTGAAAGCAGATTATCATCAAAAGAAGGAAGGGATGTTATTATCGGGCACGCAGCTGTATTTAATGAATTATCTGAAGATCTTGGAGGATTTAGAGAGATGATAATGCCAGGAGCTTTTGATGATGTTTTACAAAATGATGTAAGAGCTTATTTCAACCACGATCCTAATTTTTTACTTGGAAGAACTTCAGCAGGAACTTTAAAATTAGGAGTTGATGAAAAGGGTTTAAAATATGAATTAGATATTCCTAATACTTCAGTTGGAAGGGATCTAAAAGAAAATATGCGTTTAAAAAATATTACTCAAAGTTCTTTTGCATTCACTTTGGGTAAAGGGGGCGATTCTTGGGAGAGAGGAAAAGATGGATCAGATATTAGATTGATCCATAAGATAAACAGGCTTTACGATGTTTCTCCTGTTTCGCTTCCTGCTTATCCATCTGCAGATAATTTAGCTCTTGCAGTTAGATCAAACTTAATTGATAAAGATAAAAACGAAAGAAAAAAGGAGCAAAAGTTCGAATTGAATACATTACTTAATTTAAAAATAAATTTACTAAAAAGAAAACGATGAAAAAAAGCTTAGAATTAAAAGAAACTCGTTCAGGATTAGTTGAATCTTTAGAAGCAATAAAAAATATTGCTGATTCTGAATCAAGAAATCTTAATGAAGTGGAAACAACTGAAGTAGATAATACTTTAGCAAAAATTGATACATTAGATACAGAAATCACAAGATCAGAAAGAGTTGAAAAAGAACTTAGATCAGCAGCTTCAGTTTCAGGAGCTACAATTTCACCAAAAAAAGATAAAGATATGGAAGGATTTACTTTTCAAGGAGCAATAAGAGCTGCTTATTCAGGTAAAGTTGAAGGATTATATAAAGAACTTCATCAAGAAGCTGTAAATGAAAGCAAATATACAGGAAGATCAATTAAAGGTTATGGAATTCCATCTTCAGTATTAACAAGAGCGTGGGGAACTGCTTCAGTTAATTCACTTGAAACAATGAGTTTTACTGATCAACTTGAAAAAAATATGGTTTTAGCATCAGCAGGAGCTAATACATATTTTGGAATTAATGATCTTAAATTTCCTGTTTTTTCTGAAATTGCTTCAACTTGGGTTTCAGAAGATGGATCTTCAGGAGCTGCTCCATCAGCAGGATCTTTATCTGCTGTTACATTAAGCCCTAAAAAATTAATTTCAGTTGTAAATATGACTTCTGAATCTATGATGCAAAATCCTTCTTTAGAAGCTGCACTTCAAAGAAATATGGCTCAACAAGTTGCATCTGCAATGGAATATGCTGCTTTAGATACAGGAAATGTTGCTAATGCTCCTGCTTCAATTTTTGCAGGTGCTGCTACAGGCCCTGTAACTGCTTTTACAGGTGCTGCTGCAATCGATATGGAAAAAACTTTATTAGATGCAGGAGTACAAATGGAAGGAGCAAGATTAGCTTATTTAATGGATGCTAATGCTTATGGTAAAATAAAAACTGAAGCTCAAGTATCAAATGTTTCTCCTGCTTGGGATAATGCAGATAAAAGAGTAAATGGAATCTTTGGATTTGTTTCAGGAAATGTTGCTGCAAGTGGTGGAGCAACAAAAGATCACGCATTATTGGGAGATTTTTCAAAAGTGCATATTGCACAATTCGGTGGATTAGATATTTTATTTGATCCTTATACTAATGCAACTACAGGCCTTCCTAGAATGGTTGTAACAAGTTTAGTTGATGCTGCAGCTGTTCAAAATGATACTGCTTTTGTTCAATTAACTGAAGCATAATTATTAATAATCAGGACAAGATCAGGAGCTCAAAAGCTCCTGATCTACTCCTTTTTTATAAAAAGGCTAAATGAATTTTAAGGCTATTTTTAAGCCTTCTAAGGAGTTTTAGCAATGTTGGTAAGTGCTAGTATTTAACAATTGAGAAAATAGAATAGAAGCAATTCACTAGGTAAAGAAAAAAATGAAATATTTCGAAATAAAAGATTATCATAATACTCAAATTATCTCAACTTCAGAGCTAAAAGAGCATCTTAGAATTACTTTTAATGATGATGATAATTATATTGTTGATCTTGAAAAAGCAGCAGTTAGAAGATTAGAAGAATTTACAAATTTGTTTCTTTTGGGAACAACAGGAATTCAATATGGAAACACTTTTAAGGATTTGGAAATTTTATTTAAAAGCCCTTTATATAATATAAAGCCTGATCTTTCAACAAAAGTTTCTTATAAAACAGCTTTAGGATGGCAAATAATACCTTCAAATCAATATGAATTAGTTTATTCAATGAAGCCATCAAGAGTATATAAAAGTTCAAGTTTTATTGATCCTCCTGTAATAGATGTTTTTGAAGCTTGGAAAATTGATTATAGATTAGGATATACATCAATTGAAGAAATTCCTTCTCCTATTAAGCAAGCAATAAAAATTATGGTTTCTGATATGTACGAAAATCGCCAATCAGTAATAGTTGGAAAAATAGTTTCAGAAATTCCAAAAACAGCTCAATATTTGATGAATCCTTTTAAGATCCTAACTTTATGATTACAATTGGCGAATTAGATACTCCAGTACAATTGCAAGAAGTTTCATTTTCAGCAAATGCAAATTATGGAGGAATTCAGGATGAAACTTGGGCTTCTGCAAATCAAGTTGCAAAAGTATGGGCTTATCTGATTTTCAAAGGAGGAAAAGAATCTGAAGAAGGAGAACAAAAAGTTGGAGAACAAAAAGTAGATTTTTATATAAGATATGAAACTTATAAAGATGCTATTCTTCCAAATTGGAGAATAAAACACACTTTACAAAGTGGATCTGATGTTTATTATTATATTGAAAACATTGCTTTTATTGATGGAAGGCACAAAATGACTAAATTATCTGCAACTAGAAAAGACAATAATTAGATGGAATTAAATGCAGGAAAAGTAATTGGGAATAAAGCTCTTATAAGGGCTATGAATAAAATTCCTTATGCTGTAAAAAAAGATAAGTTTTTTATGGCTGTATTTCGCCAAGCAGCTAAGCCAATAATTCAAGCAGCAAGGCAAAATTTAAGCTCCTATAATGAATATAGCAAAACAGGAGAATTAAGAAAAAGTATAAAAGCTTTTTCAACTAGAGCATCAAGGAGATTGCCTGCATTATATGTAGGGCCAAAAGCAACAGGGGGATCAGCAAAGAAGAATGATCAAAGAGGTGGAGGATATTATGGGGCAATGTTAGAGTATGGAACAGCAACTTCAGATCCTCATCCATTTATGAGGCCTGCTTGGGAACAAAAGCAAGGCCAAGCAGGAGAAATTTTGCTTGCAGGAGCTCAAGCAATAGTTGAAAAAATATTATTAAGAGAAACAAAAGGATTAAAAAGAATATATAAATAATGAGATCAGGAGCAATAATATTTCCTTTACTTATCAATTATGCAGAATTAACTGCATTAGTTCCTGCTTCAAAGATCTTTGCTTTAAGAGCAGAGCAATCAACAACAGGCCCTTATATTGTTTATAGAGAAATAAGCTCTATTCCTTTAGATACTAAAGGAGATTCTACTGATAATGCTGCAGATCCTAGAATAAGACAAAGAAGCATATTGGATATTAGTACGATTCAAATCTCAATATTTGCTGAAACATATTTAGAAGTTGAAAATATTGCTGTTTTTGTAAGGCAGGCACTTGATCGAGAATGGGGCTCTGTAAATGCTCCTTATGCATCTGATGTTGTTTTAGATTCTTTAGTTTATGAATCTTCTGTTGATGATTATGATGATGATGTAAATTCAAGAGGAACTTATGTAAAGCATTTAGATTTTAAATTAAGAATAGGTATTCTTGATATCTATAATACTTGGGAAAACAATTTATCAACTTCTTTTGATGGGGTTGATGATTATGTTACAGGAGGAAATATTCCTGAATATACTCCAACAACTGCAGGATGGAGCATTTCTTTTTGGTTAAAAAAAGCAGTTAATGGATCACAATATATAGTTAATAAATCAGGAAAATTTGCAGGGGGTGGAGTTTATGATCAAGAATGGGCAATAGTTAATAGATTTAATGATAAATTGAGTTTAAAATTGAACTTTAATAATTCATCAACTGATTATATAAATTTTGATTCTGTTCAAACTATTCCTTTAAACACTTGGCAACATATTGTTATCTCTTACGATGGATCACAAGCAGCAGCAGGATTTAATATGTATATTAATAATCAATTATTAAATACAACTAATGGATTAGCAACTATACAATTAGTTGGATCTTATGGGCCTGTTTATGCAGGAGTAAGCGAATTATTGCTTGCAAGAAGTGCAGGATCTTCATATTTTCCAATGAACTTAGATGAATTTATTTTGTATAAAAAAGTAATAGATGCAAATCTTGTTAATCATATTTATAATAATGGAATTACAGGCAATCCGAATATTTCTCCTTATGCAACTAATGATATGATTGCTTTTTATAGGATGGGAGATGGAGCAATTTTTCCTGCTATTCCAAATGAAGCTCCTGCGTATAGTTTAGCATCTCAAATGATAAATATGGATGCTTCAGATTTTGTAACAGATATACCTACTTAATATGAATTATTGTATAATACCAACAGAAGATCTTGATAATATTAATTTTACTGAAATTATTGAAAGCATTAATACATTAAGATACAATTTAGAAGGATCAGAATTTATTGTTAAATTTAATGGATCAACTCCTTTAGATCTTCAGCAATATCAAATTTATACTCATTTACAAATTAGAACTTTAATTACTAATCCATCCAATGGATGGCAAAAAGAATAAAAAAATGGAAATATTATTATTAAAAGATTTTACAAGTATTCAAGGAAGAAAATATAAAGCAGGATCAAAATATGCTTGTACAAGAGAAACTTATAAAAGGCTTTTATCAAAAGGAATTTGCGAATCTTTAGAATCTGAAAAAATTATAAAAAAGAAAACTAAAAAAATCATTGAAAATGGCAAATCTAGTTAATCAACAAATTATAGAAGCAGGATTAATTCCAACAAGAACAATTTTAGATGCTTCTAATACTTTAACAAATTCAGGAAAAGAATTTATTTATTATACTAATTCTTCAGGAGGATCTAAAGTAATAACAATTACAGCTGAAGTAACAAATGTTGATTCTATAATGTTTGGAGATCTAACAAAAGCAAATGCTGTAAAAACAATTGCAAATGGAGAAACTATTATGATTGGCCCTTTTCCTGTAAGTGCTTATAATGCTACTGATAATTTAGTTACTTTTTCAATAACTCCTTACAATGCAGAAGCTAGGGATCAAGCTTCAATTTTATTTTTATAATATGGGAGGAGTAATTAATGGAAGAACTATTTATATTTATTTGGATGCTGATGTTGTAATGCTTTCAACAAATGTTTCATTTTCAGTTGAGCAAAAATTAAAAAATACATCTGTAAGAAATTCAAATGGATGGAATACATCAATTCCAGATGTAAGGGAATGGAGTATGGAATGCGAAGGAGCACTTGCTTTTAATAATTTAGATGGATCAATTATAAGTGGAAAAAGAATTTCTGATATTATTCAAGATAATATAATTAATAGAAATAAATTAACTGCAAAAATTACAAAACAAGGATCTCCTGCAG